CCGTCAAACCCGATGTTTGTTTTAAACGCCCCGATAGCCTCCTTTACATTTGCCTCCACCTTAGAGTAGGGATACACCGTATCATGCCACACCTGCAGGTCATACCGGATTTGATCTTCCGTTACAGAAACAACGTCCGTCACGGTACCGGCTGCCCGGATCTCATGTATATAGGCAATCAGGTTGTATTTCTCATCCGGATCCAGCGGGACCACCTTCCCGGCATCATCCAGTTTGGCCACCTTAATCGTTAAGTGCTTGCTGCTTTCCTTAATGGCCACAACCTTTACAATCCGGCTGTCCGGATCATCTTCCGCATAATACAGGGCTGCCGTATTCTTATCGAAAAGGAGTTTATGCCCGTTCTGGAAGCGCAGGCACTGTTCCCCGTACCAGCGTACCGTCCCCGGTGTGATCTTATCCGTTTTTTCCTGCACCTCTTTTTTAAACAGGTCCAGGATCACCTCGAAAGCCTGTATTGCAGTAGCTACAATCCAGGTCCAAAGCCGCCATTCCGCCACTTTGGACGTAGACAGTTTTACCTCCGTGCCGGCTTCCAGTGCTGTATTGATACCCGTCTGTATCTCATTTATTGTTCTCGCCATGTATTACTCGTTTGAAAATGTTGTTACCTCCGTATTTATTTCCCGGATTACCGATGTCTTTATCTGCCGGCTGTCCGTGTTGATCAGTACCGTACTGCCAACTTTCAGGGGAAGGTCGAACCGGAAAATCCGTTCCGCTTCCGGTACGGCCCGTTTGTCTGTCCCGGGGTCATTTTCCAGATCCGGATTATTTTCCAGAAACTCCGCCAGCGCCTCACACGTCCCGTATTGCCCGACCAGTATATCAAATACTGTCTGGTTCGGTTTAACTGTTACCGTTTTCATATTTCGCATCGATTATCAGATCTCCGCCTGATCGTTTCACATCCTTAACTTTCATCCCGTCCTTACTGCATTCCTTCCGGACGGTTCTGTAGAACTCTTCCGGATCGGAATCTCCGAGGAAATTAAAAGCACCCACGCCCCGGTCCGGGTTTTCCTTGAAGTGTCCTTTATCCGCCAGCAGTAAATCCCGTTTATGCTGCCCCGTACTTTCCGTATAGGTCAGGTCGCCCGTTCCAACCTCGACATCCCCGTCCGCCGTTTGTGTGATATCCAGCATAGCTATGAAATTGTACATTGAAATGTTCCCGTTACCGGACCTCCCATTGCCGGAGCTACCAATCCGGCCGTATAGGTAATCGTTGCGCTCTTAACCGCGTCCACTACCACATCGGCAATTTTATCCGCCACCTTATCCAGGGCGTCCTCCCGTTTGTCGTCCGCCTGATCCATCACGGCGGTAAACGCCGCTTTTATTCCTCCTTTAATTGTTGCTTTTACCAGTGCCATATTTATCCCTCCAGATAATCGTTTAAACCCTGTTTAATCTTTATAAAATCCGCCGCATTAATCGGCACCCCTGACGGTCCTACACCCGTTGTCACCGTCAGCTTCGTGATCGCGTCGATGAGTTCCTCCAGCGTTTTTTTCAGTCCGGCGCCGCCCTTGATAAACGTCAATCCCTTTTCCGTCGCCTTCACCACACTTTCACCTACTTGTAGCAGGCATTTTTCAGCATCCGCCGTGACCGTTGTTTTTTCTCCGGATTGGATCCGGACACATTCCTCCGATACCTCCACTATCGTATTCTCCCCAATCGTCAGCAGCACCTTTGCCACCTCCGAGAACATCGCCACGAAATACCGGTCGTTTGCAATCCGTTCCACCAGTACTGTACTGCCGATCCGGGGAATCAGTACCTGCCCTTTCAACTCCGTATTCTCCACAGCATACAAAAGCACGTTTTCGTATGGAATATCCTCCATTACCACCGTACACGTCCGGGATCCTTCGTTTACGGCCGATACTTCCCCGTAAAACACGGTCTCCGCGGCCTCCTGTAAACGCCGCTCGAACATCCGCCTTATTCCTTCATTTCCTTTCATACCTTTAGTCCGATTTCGACGCTCCGCCTGGCCCCCGAGGTTCCGAACGTCGTTTCCACACTTTCGATATAATACCGCCCGTTCCGGTATGCATACACTTCATCTTCCAGTTCGGCCAGCATGCCGGGAGCGGCAAACGGTACCAGGAAGGTCTGTATTTTCCCGCTGTAACCGTCGTAACTGTGCCGTTTCAGTTCTGCCTGTGCCAGGGCGGCAAGTTCCGCCTGATCCTTTACATCGTAGAAATACATCGTTTTTTCCGTTCCGTCTTCGGCTCCGATCTTTGCCTCTACCTTTGTCCCGTCCCGGTAAATACACACCGCCTTTAT